GCGATGCCTCGACGAACGTGTCGTATGGCATCAAGATGATTAACCAAGAGCAGTACAACAACATCGCGGTCAAGACGGTTACGTCTACCTATCCGCAGGTGCTGTGGTACAACGCGACTTTCCCCGATATCGAAATCTACATCTACCCCGTGCCGTCACGGGTGTTGGAGTTCCATTTTGTCTCGGTAGAGAAACTGACGGAGCCTGCTGCGCTTGATACCGTGCTGGCGTTCCCGCCGGGCTATCTGCGTGCGTTCCGCTACAACCTTGCTTGCGAACTTGCGCCGGAGTACGGCGTTGAACCTTCGCCGCAAGTGCGCCGTATTGCGATGTACAGCAAGCGCGATTTGAAGCGCATCAACAACCCGGATGACGTGATGGCAATGCCAGCGGCAATGATCATCAATAGGCCGCGCTTCAATATCTATACGGGCAACTTCTAATGAAGTCTCCGATTCTGGGTAGCAGCTACGTTATTCGTAGCGTCAACGCTGCCGACAATCGGATGGTGAACTTGTACCCCGAAGTGATTGCGGAGGGTGGCAAGGAGCCTGCGTATCTACAACGCTGCCCCGGCTACACGCTGCAAGCGACCGTAGGTGATGGCCCGATTCGCGGGCTTTATACGCTTGGCAACTTTCTCTACATCGTTTCAGGCAACGGTTTTTATCGCCTTGATGAAACCTTCATCGGCGAGACGACCGGCTTTTTAGAACTGGAAGACGGTAGTTTTGTGTTGCTAGAAGACAGCAGCAAAATCACCCTTGAATCAGGCACGGCGTACATCGGTTACGTTAGTGGCATCGGACCAGTATCGATGGCCGATAACGGCACACAGATATTCATTGCCGCCAATCCTGACGGATATATCTACAACAGCAACACGGACGTGTTCGCGCAGATTACCGACGAGGACTTCCCAGGCGCGGTAACGGTTGGCTATCTTGACGGCTATTTCGTTTTCAACGAACCCGACAGTCAGCGCGTATGGGTCACCGCGCTGCTTGATGGCACGTCAATCGACCCGCTTGACTTTGCCTCTGCCGAAGGCTCGCCCGACGGTTTGGTGTCGCTCATCATCGACCACCGCGAAGCGTGGCTCTTTGGCACCAATAGCGTAGAGGTCTGGTACAACAGCGGCGAGGCGGACTTCCCGCTGTCACGCATCCAAGGCGCCTACAACGAGATCGGCTGTATTGCGCCGTACTCCGTCGCCAAGATGGACAACAGCGTGTTCTGGCTTGGCGCCGACGCTCGCGGTCAAGGCATCGTGTATCGAGCGCAGGGCTATCAGGGCGTGCGCGTATCGACTCACGCCGTAGAGTACGCCATTCAGCAGTACGGCAATCTAGCCGATGCGACGGGTTACACCTATCAGCAGGACGGTCATACGTTCTATGTGCTGAACTTCACGGATGCCGATACAACGTGGGTGTATGACGCTGCAACCGGCGCATGGCATGAGCGTGCGGCTTATCGTAATGGCGACTTCAAGCGTCACCGTGGCAACTGCCACACCCGTTTCGACAATCAGCCGCTTATTGGTGACTACGAAAACGGCAACATTTACGCCTTTAGCCTTGACGTATTTAGCGACAACGGCGCAACCCAAAAGTGGCTACGTTCGTGGCGTGCGCTGCCGACAGGCGCTAACAATCTCAAGCGTTCGACGCATCACTCGCTGCAAATTGACTGCGAGACGGGCGTGGGGCTAAACGGCTACGGGCAGGAAGATTACGATTACTTAGGCACCGAGGCTTACGTCATTCTGGAAACAGAAGACGACCGCGACATCATTCTTGAGTTCACGCCGACTGTAGGCGCGGTGCCACAGTTAATGATGCGCTGGTCTGACGATGGCGGGCATACCTATACGGAGCCACGCACGGCTTCGATGGGTCGCATCGGCAGATACGGCACCCGTACTATCTTCCGTCGCCTTGGCATGACGACGAAGCTGCGTGACCGCGTGTACGAGATCAGCGGCACCGATCCCGTCAAAGTTGCCATCAACGGCGCGGAACTGACGATCAGCGAGACGAGCGCGTAATGGCAAACATTACGAACATTCCCGCTCCTCGAGTGCCGTTCATTGACGAACGGACGGGCCTTATTTCGCGTGAATGGTTCCGCTTCCTTAACAACCAGTTCGTACTGACGGGAAGCGGCACGACCGCGACCAGCATCGCTGACCTTGAGGTTGGCCTTGGCCTGTCGCCGGATACCGATGACGTTACGGCGGTGCTGCAGTCGGAGATACAGGCGCTCAACTTGCACCCGCCTGCCGAGCAGCGCGTCTTTGCCGATTATGGGATGTTCTACGACACCACAACACAGGCACCCACCGTTATCAATACGGCGTATCCGGTGACGTTTAATACGACCGCTTACTCTCGCGGCACCCGTCGAGGCACGACGACCTCGCAAATCTTTTGTAACAACGCGGGGCTTTACAACTTTCAGTTTTCAATCCAGTTCGACAAAACCTCTGGCGGCGATTCGCTCGCCTATGTATGGTTTCGCCGAAATGGCGTAGACATTGCTGACTCTGCCTCGCAGATTCGCATTAAAGGCAACAACGCGGAAATCTTCGTTGCCGCCAACATCTTTCAAGAAATGTCTAACGGCGATTACGTTCAGTTAATGTGGTCGGCAGATGACCTTGATATTCGTATGTTGTATGAAGCGGCAGCAGCGCCGCATCCGGCTGTTCCCTCTGTGATCCTTACTGTGAACCAGGTGAATATATGACCGTATATCTTTCGGCTCTCGCAGGGGCGGGCGCACAGTTCTTTACCGACGACGGCTCTGTGCTGTCAGGTGGCAAGATTTATACCTATGCGGCTGGCACGACGACGCCGCGCACAACCTACACGTCATCGTCGGGTCTGGTGGCAAACCCAAACCCCATCATTCTGGATTCAGACGGGCGGCTACCTAACGACTTGTGGCTAACGGCAGGGCTAACCTACCGTCTTGTCGTCACTGACTCCACAAACGTCCAGATTGGCTCGTATGACGACATTCCCGGCATCAACGACGGGTCGGTCATTTCGGTGCCGTTTTCGTCGATTACCGCCAAACCTACGACCCTTGCGGGCTACGGTATAACGGATGGCGTTACAACGACGGCAGCGGCTGCGACCTACGCACCGATTGCCTCGCCGACCTTTACCGGCACGCCGCAGATTCCCGATAACGCAGCGACCAGCACCAATTATCCTGTCGGCTATCGAGAGGCGCCGCGTAACGCGCAAACCGGCAACTACACGCTTGTCCTTGCAGATCGCGGCAAGTCGGTCGTGATGGGCGATGGCACGGCGACCGCAATTACGGCAACGATTCCGGCTAACAGCTCAGTCGCGTTCCCCATCGGCACCGTTATCATTTTCGTTAATCTCAACACCGTCGGCCTCTCGATTGCAATTACGACCGACACGCTGACGTTGGCAAATAGCACGACGACGGGCACCCGTACCTTGGCGCGTAACGGCCTTGCCACCTGCGTCAAGATCAATACGACCTCGTGGCTGATCAGCGGGGCGGGCCTAACCTAATGGGCGGCGCTACGCTCGCAGCGGCTATTGCAGGCACGACCGGCGGGGCTGGGGCGGGCGTCTTTGACCTATCTGAAGGCGCGGGCACTATCAGCATCCCGTCGGGCTTTACCTCGCTGACCATCGAAGTGTGGGGCGGGGGAGGCGGCGGTGGCTTTGGCACCGTGACCTATGCCGGATTCCCTGAGTTTGAGCCGCAGGACGCGCCGGGAGGCGGCGGAGGCGGTGGTGCCTATAGCAAGACCATCGTGGCGATTGGCGGCGGCGACACCGGCAAAACCATCGCCTATAGCGTCGGCGCAGGAGGCGCTGGAGGCGTTCTAGGCAATCCCGTGGGGTACGCAGGGGGTACGTCCTCCGCGTCGTCTGGGACGTTTACCATCGACGAGATGATCTGCACGGGCGGTAACGGCGGCTACGGTGGCCTGGGGGTCAACGGTGGCCGTCAGGGCACGGGCGGTACGGCGACAGGCGGCGTCACGACCAACACCAACGGTAACGGCGGGGCGGCTTACGACCAGTCGGGTGCAACGGCGATTGCGGGCGTAAACTCGCTTACGGGTGGCGCAGGCGGTAACGGCGGCGACCCGGAAGTCGGCGGCAGCGACGGCGTGGCCGGGTCAAACGGTCGGATCAGATTCGTATTCAGTTGAGGTCAACATGGCAGTTCAAGTCAAAGTCCTGATCCCGGCCAAGATTGCGGAGTCCTCGCAGACGACGCAGTACACCGCGACCAATGTGACGACCATCATCGACAAGTTCACGGCGACGAACTACGACACGTCCGCCCGGACGATCTCGGTGAACCTCGTGACGAGCCTGGATACGGCAGGCAACAACAACCTGATCGTCAAGACCAAGACTTTGCTGCCTTCGGAAACCTATACGTTTCCCGAGATAGTCGGGCAGGTACTGGCGCCGGGTGGGTATATCTCGACGATTGCCTCAGCGGCGACGGCTATCAACATCCGCTCGTCGGGGAGAGAGATTTCGTGACTGAGGCCGAAGAAAGCCTGCTGCAGCACTTTCAGGCGTGGGAACTGCCGCAGAACGCGACCGCGTGGCTCTTGGACCTGTGGAACATCACACAGTTCCTTGATGACATCGTGGATGGCGACCTCGTGCGCCCGCAAGCCGCCCATGATGCCGTCTGGAAGATATTCGTGACGTTCCCCGGCAACCCATTTTTCGTCGCAAACGCCTCTGCCCTGCAGACGGCTCTGGCGACCGCCATCCTCAAATGGGAGGCGTCCCATACCGCCGAACGTACCAATATGGCCGATGAGCGGTCCTATATGTGGCGAGCGGCTTATTACGACATCGTGATGCTTGTAGTCCTATTGTGCCAAGGCTACGAGTC